TTTTTCATTATGACACCTGTGTTGTTCTGAGGTGAGCATATCACCTCTGTTCAGGTGGCCAAATTCAGTAAACCACTTCAAGTTGATAAATGCAGTCATCTGATTGGCGCAGCCGAAGGTAAGCGGTGCATTCTTGCGGTACAGCCAGACCTTACCTTTGTCTAACCACTCACGATAAACCTCACCCTGCTTGCTCAGCGATGCCAGAATCTGCGCGGTCATTTGCAAGTCAACTCCGGTATCTGCTGAGATAACCGATGATGTGCCCTCACTGCCACTATCCAGCCATTCCAGAATCGCCTGGCGACGGTTAGCATGAAGCTCAGTCAGACGATAACGCTTGATGCCGTTATGGACGCTGTGGATTTCAAGCTGTCCTGATTCTGTGAGTTCACGGAGTAACTGGGTGATGCGGGATTTTGGTGCGCCGGTAAGCTGGTGAAACTCTCTTGCAGATGTTGGTTTGTTGTTTTCGAGATGGTTGAGTATTTTTTCTCGTGTGTTCATGAATTATCTCCAGTCGTTTGATTTCGACTCCGTCTGGTTGGCTGAAAACTGTTTGGCGGCTTCCTGCTGATCGATATTCACGAAATGGCCGTTCTTCCATCCCATGTAGAACGTTTGCGGCTGACCAGATCGATATTTGCCGATGATGATTTCCGCGATTCCCTTCATGTTGCTGTTCTCGTCGTAAACTTCATCGCGATACGGGAAGATGATTACGTCTGCATCCTGCTCGATAGCGCCGGAGTCCTTCAGGTCGGAAAGGTTTGGTCGCTTATCATGCCGCCCTTCTACGCCGCGGTTAAGCTGCGAAAGGAGGATTACAGGCACTTTATTGCGAAGGGTAAACTGCTTCAGCTTGCGGGTGATTTCAGCGATAGCTAGGTCATTTCTGTCTGCTTTCGGCTTTTCAATGAGCCCAAGGTAATCGATGGCCAGGAAGCTTAACCCGCCGTCCATGTTAAGTCGCTCAGCATGGGCAATGCATTCGTCCACAGTAAACGCTCCGTCGATTACGTAGTTGTCCTCTTCGAGCAGTGTTCCTGTTGCCGCGGTTAGTCGCGTGTAGTGCTCCTGAATCATCCCAAGGGGATTGCGAAGAGTGCCTACAGACAATCCAGCGCGGTCGGCGACATGGCGCTCTACCACCTGCATATCGGACATTTCCATCGAGATAAACAACCCCTTCCCTTTCTGCCGCCCAATGGAGTTAGCGATGTTGATGGCTAGTTCCGTTTTACCCATTCCCGGGCGTCCAGCGATGATAATCAGGTCTGTTCGGTCAAACCCTCCGTATGCATCGTCCATCGGCTGAATACCGGTACGCAGGTACATTCCTGATTCTTCACCGAGCATCCTGTTTTCCAGAACCACCATGTAGTCGTCCAGCAAGTCGCCTATGCGGCGCGGTAGCTTGTCGTTGGTTTCGAACTGAAGCTTTGACAGAATCCCGCTTACTTCTGCGATCCGGTCATTCAGGTCATGTGTTCCAGCTCCTGCCAGAAGCTCTGCCGCTCGCTTAAGCTCAGCCTCGCCACGACGTAACATCCAGCACTGCCTGACACGCTTAGCCCAGCCACGGATATTTGCCGCCGATGAGCATTTGCATGCCACCTCAACAACAAAGTCCTTTGTCGCTGATGGCACTGCGTCCTTCACAGTGAACATATCTACCGGCTCAGCCTTGTTCAGCAATGTCACAATCGCCTGGTACATGCTTTTCAGGTGGAAGTTCTCGAATGCCTCAGCAGGTAGCTTCCCGGCTATTTCGCGGCAGTCGATGTGATCTCCCTTTACCATCATCGAACCAACCAGTTGGTGCTCAAAGTCGTAACTTTCCATCAGCTTCCCGCTCCTAAAATCTCGTCAATCTTCTTCTGCGTCAGAGCAGTATCAATCCCGTAAACCTTTCCTTCAGGGTTGCCACCTAGCGCCCACTGAGTCGGCTGATAACCGTGTTCGATGTATCCGTTCAGGATGCTGTCGATATCACGCGGCTCTTTGCCAAGCTCTTTGCACTGCTTCAGGTATGATGACCAGAGGCGCTTAATTCCATTCTCTGTCGATGTGGTGATGCTTCTGATGGTTGGCATACCAAGACGTTTTGCTTTGCAGTTCCAAGTCTCCTTGAAGCGTTCGCGATCGAATGCTGGGACAGTAGAGCGAGGATTGGTTTGCCTAGCTCGGGGGTTGGTGCCTTTCTGACGGGGTGTTAATTTCTCATCACCAGACAAGCCCACTTCGTGGGTTTGGGTATCTTTTAAATTGTCTTTGGTAAGACTGTTTAGGGTGTCGGGTGATCTCGCCCAACTTGAAACCTTTTTTCGCCCAACATTTTGGGTGGTTTCGCCCAACTTTTTGGGTGGTGTTTTTGGGGTCTTTTTGAGAACCCATTTATCAATGCTGACGTTCACACTGACCAGCTTAAATCCAGCCACTTTTCTGAGGTTTATAATCTTGCGCTCTGCCAGAACATTCAGGGCTGCGGCTACATCTGAATCATCCAGATCTGTCACTTCAGCCAGGTATGTATTCGTTACCTTGTCCTCCGACTTATTCCAGCCAAAGGTGCAGTAGATAACGGCGTCCAGAACCTGATGTTCACGACCTGCAAGTTTCAGTTTTGGCTTAAGCTTCCCGATGCTGGTAGCTACACGCATGTAACCATCATCAAGACTCGCCACTTTGCGCTCCACTACCTCGCGTTGAGGTTGGTAGTCTGAAAACTTAACGACGCCCATTCTTCACTCCTGCTTTGGCTAGTCTGTAAACGCCAATAAAACGCTCTGCGAACGCCCGGTTATTGGCAGCTGTATTCACTAATCCTTCAGGTGAATCAGGATGTCGAATCTCTTCTTTTTCCTGGTACTTTTTACGCTTTCGCATTAAAATATCTCCTGTAGTTAGTGTTGTTGACGTAACACAGTGACTCAAAAATCCAATGTGATTTGCTCTAAACGCTCAGTTACCGCTGGGCGTTTTTTGCTTTCTGGCATCACAGCTGCAATAGCCTGTCTTGCCACTTCACGAATCAGGCTTGTCTCCCAGACTTTCTCCAGAAGAACGAACGTCACCGCCATATCGTGGATGTTTAATCGACTCACCTTTGAATCAGCCCATCCCGCCATCTTTGCGAAATTTGTCTGACCCATTGATACGAGTCTGGCACGAAGCTCTGTTTCCACTTCGCGTACCTTTTTGCTGTGATTTGCTAGTTCCATTTGTAATACTTCCTTTAGTTAATAAGTGTTTACGCATCGGTTGATGCGATTTGAAGTTTGAGGTTCGCTTTTCAGCGACGTAGGACGAATGTCCGTTGTGGGAGTGGTGCTTATGCGGCTTTCTTATTGCTTGGGAATGGCTTCACTTCTTCCGCATCAATGCTGCCGTCAGGTTTAACTGTTAAAAAAATCTTTCTGCCAGAGCGAATAGCCTTGTTAATTGCACTTTGGTAAACGCCAAGATCTTGTGCGGTCTTGGTTTGACCAAAACGCAGGGCATAATCTTTCAGGGTTATGCGCTGTTCCATACAACCTCCTTAGTACATGGATTCATTATCACCGCTAGAGGTAAAATAGTCAACACGCACGGTGTTAGATGTTTATCCCCTGCGGTGATAAATTTGACGTATGAGCGCTAAAAAGAAACCACTAACCAAAGAGCAGCTTGAAGACGCTATGCGTTTGAAGGCTATATACGAGAAAAAGAAATCAGAGCTTGGCCTATCTCAAGAAGGCATTGCTTTTTCCATGGGGATCGGGCAATCAGCTGTTGGGGCGATTTTAAACGGCGTAAATGCCCTTAATGCGAACAATGCAGCCATGCTGGCAAACATTCTTCAGGTAGGAATAGAGGAATTTAGTCCGTCAATAGCCAAAGAGATTTCTGACTTGTACAGAGCCATAGGCGCAGATGTACAGAAGAGAAGCGAGTATGAGTATCCAGTCTTCTCGCATGTGCAGGCTGGAATGTTCTCTCCTGAGTTTCGCACGTTCACTCAACGTGACGCTGAGGGATGGGTGAGTACAACGAAGAAAGCCAGTGATGCTGCGTTCTGGCTAGAGGTAGATGGTCACTCAATGACAGCTCCTGCCGGATCACGCCCAAGCTTCCCTGAAGGAATGCTTATCCTTGTTGATCCAGAGGAGCCGGTTGACCCAGGTGATTTCTGCATTGCGCGGTTGGGTGGTGATGAGTTCACTTTCAAAAGACTGATCAGGGATAGCGGACAGGCATTCCTTCAACCGTTAAACCCACAGTTCCCTATGATTCCATGCAATGAGAACTGCCGAGTTGTTGGGAAGGTAGTAGCCAGCCAGTGGCCTGACGAGACGTTTGGGTGATTGGGTAGTGATTTTTGCATGTCGGAAAGTCCAGTAAATCTTGACATTTGCGTTATTCGCTTTCTTTTGAGTTGCCTATACTTACCTTTAGGGTAAACTTTGTATTGACTCCTTTGACAGCATTTATCTCTGTTAACATTTGACGAGACAGTCGGGAGGTAACATGAGGGGATATATGAACCACAAAAACAGCAACTTTAACCGCGTTCTGGAACCTATGTATGAGAGGGTTGTATCTGCCGATCAGGTTGCAACTTTAAACAAGTCTCAGATTGATAACATTGAAAAGATTCAGTTTACGCCTCCTAAGATAGGCGGTTCTGATTTTGGTACGTTTAAGATCAGATACAAGACTCCTGTGCTATGTGAAGTGAATAGATGACTGAAAAAGGAAACGAGGTTGTACCTCATCAGGAAGAGCAAGCTGGTCAAAGAGAGAAAAAATTAAACCCTATAGCTGCGATTGAGAAGTTTGTAGAAGTACAGACAAAGGAAATCGAGTTAAAGGAAAAAGAGTTAGATTTTAAGACGCAAGAGCTAGAGATCCGCAAGCAGGAGATTGAAAGCAATAGAGAAATTGCATTAAAATCAATTGAAGCACAGAAAGAAGATAGAGCCACACAGGCCACAATATTCAGTGGTGTGGAGGTAAAAAGGGTCTACTTCAAGTACCTTGTGACTATAGCGGTTGCCACTGTTGTCATTATCTCCATGTATACAGGTAATGCGCAATATGCGATTGAGCTTGCCAAGATAGGCGGTGGAGTTTTAGCTGGTTATCTTGCAGGGGTATACAAGGGTAAATCAGACCAGCTCGAAAGAAATAACGCTCCAAAGAGCGAAGAATAGACCCGGCCACCGAGCCGGGTTTTTATTGCCTGTTACTCAATCGCAGCACTTCCATTCCGCACTATCTCAGCCGCATCCTTGTTAACCCCTTCCCCAATCACGTTACCCATCTCTTTTCGGTACTGCTCCAGCTTTTCAACGACAGCTTCCTGAGTTATTGGTTGATTGGCGAGCGATAGCTCCATAATCGCCCGCCCCATAGCTGTAACCATCATGTTCACGCGATCCTCGTCCAGATTCATACTGAATCGCCACGGGTTTAACAGACACCTCAGAGTCATTTAAGATGGCTTAAAGAGAGGTGCCCATGAGCGGTAAGCGTTATCC